AATGAAGAATTAGGTTTAGATGATTTTCAAGCATTTATGGAAGATGAAACATCAAAAAGCAAAATTGATCGTTTAATTGAAGTACCAGGTGAAACATTAGAAGAAAAAGCAATTTCATTAGCTATATTTTCAGCATTTACTGAAGGAGTAAATTTATTCTCTTCATTTGCTATATTAATGTCTTTTCAATTAAGAAATTTAATGAAAGGAACAGGACAAATTGTAGAATGGAGTGTTAGAGATGAATCGTTACATTCAAAAGCTGGATGTTGGTTGTTTACAACTTTATTACAAGAATATCCTGAATTAAATACACCTAAATTAAGAAACCACATTACTGAAGCATGTGACTTGTCAGTTCAGTTAGAATATGACTTTATTGATAAAGCATTTGAAATGGGTGACATTGAAGGTCTAAATAAAGATCAATTGAAAGCATTCATTAAAGCAAGAGCAAATGAAAAAATGATTGAATTAGGTTATTCAAATCTTTATAACGATATTGACCCAAATTTATTAAAACAAATGGAATGGTTTGGTCATTTAACAAGTGGTAAAACACATCAAGATTTCTTTGCAGGTAGAGTTACAAATTACGCTAAGTCAGTAGGTGACTGGAGCGATCTATAAAAATAAAATTATGATAAAATTAACAAATTTATTAAAGGAAATAATAGATATATATTCTCCTGAGGAACTAAATTCTAAAGAAATAGAATATGAAATTACTCAAGAGTCTAAAACTCGTTTTTCTGTTAATATAAAATATAAAGATCAATACTATAAGTTAAAAATACTACCTTTATTTAACCCAAAACGTCCATCTATAAATTTTGGTGATACTGATGAAAATTATGAAAATTTAAATTTAGAACAATTGTTAAATTCTCCATATTCTTCTAGGATATTAGCAGCTATTTTTGGATTAATTAGATATTGGGTAGATAAATATAATGTTCAAGAATTTGAATATGGTGCTGATGGTAATACTCGAACTAAATTATATGATTATTATTTAAAAAAACACTTTCCTGATTTTAAAAACATTCAAGAAAAATATGGTGATACAATTTTACAAACATGGAAGAAAATATAATATACAAAATTGAAATTCTTCAACTTATTGAATTTAAATACAATATTAAAATAAAAGACGAAGAAGTAGAAAATATAATTACTTTTGAGAACTTAATTGAATTAATAAAAACAAAAATATGAGCATACACGTAGACACAAGTACATGGATTAAAGGAAAAGATTACCCATTATGGTTTGATCAAATTGGAGTAGATATGGTATCTAAAGGTTACTTATTACCAGACGAAAATGTATTTGATGCATATAAAAGAATTAGTAAAGCAGCTGCTCGAAGATTAAAACGTAAAGATTTACAACCGTTTTTCTATGACGCAATAGTTAAAAATTGGTTATGTCCTGCATCTCCTGTTCTATCAAACATGGGAACAGAAAGAGGAATGCCTATTTCATGTTTTGGAATTGATGTAGGTGATTCAATTGAAGGAATTGCTGATGCAAACTCTGAATTAATGAGATTATCGTCTCAAGGTGGTGGAGTAGGAATTGGTTTATCAAGAATCAGAGGAAGAGGAAAAAACATTAAAGACAATGGCGTATCAGAAGGCGTAGTGCCTTGGGCTAAAATTTATGATTCAACTATCTTAGCTACTAATCAAGGTTCAGTACGTAGAGGAGCAGCATCAGTAAATTTAGATATTAATCACCCAGATATTGAAGAATTTTTAATGATTCGTCGTCCTAAAGGAGATGTTAATCGTCAATGTTTAAATTTAAATCAATGTGTTGTTATTGATGATGAATGGATGGATAAATTAGAGAATAAAGATCCTAAAGCACAAAAGTTATGGGGTGAAATTCTAAAAACACGTTTAGAAACAGGTCAACCATACATCATGTTTGAAGACAATATTAACAATGCTAATCCTGAAGCGTATAAGAAAAATAATTTGCAAGTTACAATGACTAACATATGTGTAACAGGTGATACTAAAATTCATATCAAAATTGGAGATGAATTAAAAGAAATTGAAATACAAGATCTTGAATTTACTCTCCAAACCAATCCAGAGGTTTATATCTTAAGTTACAACCAAGACACACTTAAAAAAGAATATAAACTAATCACCAATTTTGGTATGACCAACCCAGAGGCGGAATTATTAGAAATAGAGGATGAAGTGACCAGATTTAAATTACAATGCACACCCGAACATAAAATATTAACAAAAAAACGTGGCTGGGTTGAAGCACAACATTTAACAGAAGAAGATGAACTTGTTTATTAAAGAAACAATTACAGAAAAAATTCCTACCTCTAAGGGTACATTTTTAGGGTTACCTAAAAGTCAGTCTACTAGAAATTTGGAGGTAGGGGATTATTTTTGTATATTTGATGAAAAAGAAGATCTATTAGTTTTTATTCAAAAAGAATGGGAAAAAATATGGTTTTTAAATGTTGTAGAAGATACAATAGTAGGTGAAATAGAATATAATGTTTTAACAGATAAAACAAATGTAATTGAGTCTACTGATAAATTTGTTAATATATATAATCATGAATCAAACCAATTAAAAACACAATTAAATGAAAACATTAGAATTAAAACAACTCATTAAAGAAGAAATATCTAAGATATTAAAAGAAAATGAAACTGTAGATAGAATATTAGATAAAATCACAATTCAAGGTAAAGATTCATTAACACCTGAGGAAAAAGAATATTTAGAAAGATATTCTAAAGGTGAAAAAAATATTCCTGAACCTATAACATTGCGGAATAAACCTACTTCTACATCATCTGCTAAAGCCCAACAATATCCCTACTCAGAAACTCCGAAAGAGATAGAAGTATATGATAATATTGTTCAAGAATTTTTAAAACCATTAATTGATATTATATCCCAACAATTAGGAATTTCATCAAAAGATATTAGAGCCTCATTTGATGGTATATGGAAAAAAGATAATGAAATGTTAAGTATTCAAATTAAACTGCCCAATGATAAATGGAAAGAACCATGGACTGGAAATAATTTAATTATGCAAACTGAAAGTGGTGATGGAATTGTTATAAGCACATATCACGGAATTAAAAAAGAATATGATGAAAGACCAGGAGCTACTCTTCCTGAAATTGAAGAAGCATATGATGATTTATATCTTAATATAAAAAAAGAAAAAATCTTAAATTTAATTAAAATAAAACTATCTCAATTTATGGCTGGATTTACAGATTATAATTCTATTGCTCCTAACACCCCTATCTTATACACAGGAAAATAAAAACAAATAAATTATGGAAAATCTAGTTATTCTATCAAAACAAAACATTAATGATTATCAACTTACAGAATCATTTAAAAATAATGTCCTAACATATGATGATGAAAATTTAATCAACATGTATTCTCGATTTGAATTTGCAATTAACCCTGACACAAATCATTTATACTCAAGACATATAGTTTTAGGCAGAGTTAGAGAATGGGAAGAATATACACCTAACAATTAACTTCTTAGATTTTTTCTTAGATCTACAATATTTATAATCGATGGGACGTATCAAAAAATACCAAACAGAAAATGAACGTATTCTCAAACAACGAGAATATAGTAAGAAATATTACTGGTCTAATAAAGAAAAAATAGATGAAAAACTTAAACAAAAATATCACGAACGAAAAAAATCTTAAATATATTGTTTATATAACAACTAATTTAATAAACTATAAAAAATATATAGGTTCTCATGTTTGTAAAAATTTAAATGATGGATATTTAGGAAGTGGTACTTCTCTTAAACAAGCATTTAAAAAATATAGTAAAGAAAATTTTAAACGAGAAATTTTAGCTATAGTAGACTGTCCTAAAGTAATGAAAGAGTTAGAAGAATATTATATAGATTATTATAGTGCTTTTACCTCTAAATTATTTTATAATAGAAACAGAAAAGGTGTTGGGTATCCGTATGGAAGGAAGAAACCTGAATGGCATAGTGAAAACCTAAGAAAAGCCCATTTAGGTAAACCAAAAGGGCATAAAGGTAGAGTTTCTCCAATGAAAGGAAAAACACAATCTATCGAATCTAGAGAAAAAGCTAGACTAAACAATATAGGAAAAAATAATAAAACAGTACTGCAATTTGATTTAAATGATAATTTTATTAAAGAATGGGAATCACAAACTATAGCAGCACAATTTTTAGGTAAAAAAACAGGATCCGCTATTGGAGAATGTGCAAAAGGAAAAAGACCAACAATTTATGGTTATAAATGGAAATATAAAGAAAACTAAAATATGGGATTAAAAATAACAAAACTCCAAACAAAAAAACCGGTATATGATGTAACAGTACAGGACAACCAAAATTTTTACGCAAATAATGCAGTAGTACACAATTGCACTGAAATTGCTTTATACACAGACGAATTACATTCATTTATTTGTTGTTTATCTTCATTAAATTTAGCTCGTTGGGATGAATGGAAAGATTACAAATTCGAAAATGGAATGACTTTACCTGAACTATCAACTTGGTTTTTAGAAGGTGTATTACAAGAATTTATTGACAGAGCTAAAAATATTAAGTTTTTCGAAAAT